AACTTGCAGCCGGTGTGCGTGTGTGGGCCGCCGGCAAACGCTTTGGCCAGCTGGTAGGCAAGGTCGGTCGCCGCATCAAGCGTGTCGGCGATGCACGTGGCGATCAGCGTGCCGTTCCAGTGGTGCTTGGCCCCGATGGAACCGGGCAGGAACATGGTCACCGACAGGTCAACGTTGTAGACGATGCATGGCGTGCCCTTGCCTGCCACGCGCATGCCCGCGTAGACGTTTGTGGTCGCCACGGCTGCCCGGGCGCGGATGGCGGCCACCACCTGCGGAAGGCTCATGGCTGGCCTCGCAGCGCCGCACGGGCCTCGAGCAGCGTCTGCTGCGATATGGCAGTCAGGATCCGGCGCATGTTGCGGCGGATGTAGGTGGTGGAGAGCTTGCGGCCCGGCAGGTTGCGGCCTGCGCCGGAGCTGCGGACGTTCTTGATCCTTAGCCTGCGCTCCTGTGCGTCGGCGGCGTACGCCTGGAACCGTTCACGGGCGGCGGCGAACACGGCCTTCATGGCCTGCCCACGCTGCTGCCGCACCTCAAAGGAATTGCCCTTGAACTGCTGCATGACTCGGTCACGCTCGGTCTTGATGAACGTCCGGCGGCTACCTGCCTCGGCCTGCGCCGCGCCCGACCGGCCCAGGTAGATGCCGCCGGAGCCGCCGAAATGCCGGAACCCGTGCTCGAGCAGGTGCCACACCTTCTGCCGTCCCTTGGCCCCTGCCCCGCCCTTGCGGCCGTAGACCACGCCGACCTCGCCGGCGATGACGGCCCGCGGGCCGGACCCCTGACGCCGGACGTCGATCTTGGTCGCGCTGGCGATGGCCTTGCGGTGAGGCGTCTTGCCGCGGAAACTGGCGTTGCGCCAAATCTGCCGCAGGTGCTCGCGCACCGGCTGCAGGGCCGTCCGCATGCCCTTCTTCTGCACGCGCTGCGCCACGTTGCGCGGCAGGCGGGACAGCACCTTGCGCACCTCGGCGTCGTCGACCTTGTAGCGAATGGCACTCAAAGAAGCTCCTCGACCGCTTGGATCCGGAGGCGCTTTCGGCGCGAGTCCACGTCGTGGCAGCTGCGCAAGTTCAGCGTGCGGCTGACGCCGTTGTCTTTCCAGACCAGGCGGCTGCGCGAGGTGACGTTCGGTGCCCAGGTGGCCTCAATGGAGAACTCCTGGCGCATGACGGGTCCGGCGTCGCCGATTGGCTCCGCGCTAGCCACCTGCTCGAGGTGCCCGCGGATCAGGCCAGTCGTGACCCACGCCTCTGAGCCCTGCCCGTAGGCGTCGACCGTCGTGACGGGGTTCTGCACCGTCAGCACCTGGCGGAAATAGCCTGCGCCGGCCATGGGTCACCCCACCGCGTTCCCGTTGTGCATGCGCCTGACCGTCTCCACGAACATGGGCGACTGCGGGGTCACCACGTCGTCGCCGCGGAACGACTCCACGTGCGCGATCTCCATGCGCATGGCGAGGTACTCCTCCTCGGTGAGCTGCAGCTCCGTGCGGCCCGTCGCGGCCTTCCACTTGGACACCACGGCGACCAGCGCCTGGACGATCTGAGGATCGTCCTCGGTGTGTGGCCGCTTGAGCCAGCCGCGAAGGTCGTTGACGGTCGGTGGTACCGGCATCGGGTGGCTCCCGGCCGAGGGGGTGAGGCGCGTGGAGCCTCACCCCCTGGCCGTGCATGGAGGATGAATCAGGCGTTCGTGACCTGCAGCTGCACCATGGCCTTGGCGCGGGTGAACGCCGCGTTGCCCCAGCCGAAGCCGCGGAACACGATGCGGGCCGAGTTTGCCGCGGTGAGGTCGTCACGACGCATGGTCATGCCCTCCCACTCGCGGATGGCGTAGGCCTCGCGGAAGTTGCCGCAGAGAGCGAGCACGTTCTTTGCTGCCGCGCCCGAAGCGTGCGTCGGCAGGAAGTCCGTCACGTACACCGGCAGGCCGAGCAGGAATCCGCTGGCGCCCTGCGTCAGGCCGGCGTCCGAGCTCGGCACGAAGATGGGCACGTTGCTGCCCGAGGTCGCGGCGCGGATGTCGGCGATCTTGGCGTACACGTCCTTCGCGATGATCCACGCCGACGAGCCCCAGTACGCCGCGGGCAGCTGCGTGTAGCGCATGTCCATGAGGTTGGCGACGGTGGCCGCCGCGGTGACGGCGAGCGCACGGCTGGTGCCCGTGGAGGTCGCGGTGGTGATGTTGGTGCCCGTCTGGACGGTGAACATGGCGTTGCTGGGGCCGTTCGTGACCCCGGCCATGTAGCCGGCCTCGCTCATCTTCGCGAACTGCCGCATGAGGTTGTCCATGACCTCCGCCTCGACGTCGAAGTTGGCGGACTTGATCAGCTGCTCCGACACCTGCGTCTTGGGCAGGATGGGCAGCGGCTTCAGCGACACCTCGGCGAAGCCGGGGTCGATGTCCGTGGCCGCCGTCGTGCCGGTGTCCGGCGGGCTCCAGGCGTTGGTGTACTGCGTCGACTCGAGCGTGTTCCACCGCAGGGTGGCGTCGCCCTGACGGACGGTGCGGTAGTCGCAGACCCGGCGGGCGATGGACTCGGCCGAGATGTACTTGAGGATCTGCTCCTCGTGCTGCTTCGGGATCAGGATCGACGACGACGCCGTCGAGATGATCTCGCGCTGCTCGGGGGCCGGGCCGCCGCGCAGCCAGCCGCGCCAGGACGACTCGTACTCACGCGACGAGCGCCACTCGGTGGCCGCCTCGCGCCGCTCTTCGGTGCGCCGCGCCGGGGTCGCCGCGACCTGCACGCCCGCGTCCCGCTCGAGCAGCGTCTTGCGCACCTCGCGCAGCTCCTCGATCTCGCAGCCGATGTCGGCGCGTGCGTCCTCGGTAAGGTTGGTGTCGGACTTGCGCTGCTCAAGCTCGGTGAGCTTGGTGCGGACTTCGCGAAGCGTGAGATTGCTGACCATGACTGTGGCTGCCTTCCGTGGTGTTGGTTGAGTTTCCTGACGCGCCTCGGCGGTGGTGCCCGAGTAGGCACCTACCTCGACGACGCTCACTTCCCTGAGTTCCACACGCTTCAGCGTGCGGTCGCGTCCGCTCCAGCTGTCCCCGCCTTCCGGAACGCGGAAGCCGAAGCTCATTTCGTTCAGCACGCCGCGGCGGACCTGGTCAAGCACGGCCTCGTCGCGGGAGTTCTCCCCGAGCGTCGCCGTGTAGCGCAGTCCCTTGTCGTCGCTCTCGAGCACAAGCGTGCCGCTCTTGCTGTTGGCAAGAACCTGTCTAGAGTCGTGCATGTAGAACAACGAGACGTTGTTCTTCTGCCCCTCGAAAGCACCGGGCGCGATCTGCTCCCGGAACTCCCCCTTGATGCCCGGCAGCGGCTTGCTCCACGTGTTGTAGAGCGCGGCGTAGCCGGTGAGGGTGCGGCCTTCGACGCCGCCGATGGCCGCGGTGCGGACCTCAAGCTTCGACATCGGCGGGCTCCTCGTCCTGCTGGTTGTTCTGATTGGGGTCGACGCCCGAGATCACGGGCTTCGGCTCGTCGAGTCCGGGCCACGGCTCGAGGCCCATGCGGCGGCGTGCGTCGTTGGGCGCGAGCACTCCCACCTGGACGAGCTGCGCGTAGGCGCGGCCGGCCGTGCGGAAGTCGCCGATGGTGATCGGGGTGAGGTCCGTGCGCAGCATCTGGCCGGGCGGAAGCAGCTTTCGCGTGAGCTCCCTGTCAATGCCGGCCACGAACGGCGCAAGGCAGTGCGTGACGTACGCCTGCGCCGTCTCGGGCTGGCTGCGCCCTTCGCCCTGGTACAGCAGCTGCGGCGGGATGCCGAAGGCACGCGCCACGTCCTCAACCCCGTGCCTCTTGGCGTCGAGCAGCCGGCCTGCCGCGTCGGCGGCCAGCTGCGCAGCCTTCATGCCTTCGCCGAAGAACGCGGGAGACGCGATCTTCTCGCCGCCGTGGTGCTGCTCGAGCCACTTCTCCCGCATCTGATTGCGGGCGTTGGCGGTCAGCGGGCCGGGGTGCTCGATGCCGAGCTTCCCCACGAACCCCGTCTTCGCCAGCTCCTCAGCGACCTGGTCGATTATGGCCTGCGTGGAGAGCACGCGGCGGCACTGGGTGATCGGCGAGACGCCGAGCCAGGGCGACGTGGGGTCCGGGAAGGCCCGCACGTGCACCAGGTTGCTGTCGTCGACGACCTTTTCGTGGACGACGTAGACGGCTTGGCCGGCCTCAAGTCGAACGCTCACTACGGTGGGGTCCACCGGGTCGAGCGCGACCGGCTCGCCTGAGCCGGTATCGCGTCGGATCCACAGGAACCCGTTTCCGTAGGTCAGGGCGGACGAGGCGAGCCAGCGCCGCAGCTCGAATCCCGAGAGCAGTGAGGCGGTTTCGCCCTCGAGGAGGGTCAGCGCGGGCGAATCGGCCACCACCGATCCGTCGCGACGGTGGACGACCAGGTCCAGCCTCGCTGAGTCCGTCGAAATGAGCGAAATCGCCCGCATGATCGCGGGCACGCCGAGCAGGTCCGCATTCAGGTGCCGTGCGCCGGAGGCACTGAACCACACCATCTGTGTGGGCCAAAACCAGCGCATGAACTGGGACCAGATCGACACGGCACCATGCTGCGCATGGTGCCGACGCCGATCAAGGCCATGTAAGTACGCGCCGTAGTCAGCGCGTAGACACTAAATCACTTTGTGTATGCATCACACACACGGGGTGTACGGCTTTTGAAGCATCCGCCTCGCCTCGTCGCGCTCGTCCAATGCCCTGTTCCGCTCGATGAGGAGGCGCAGGGCGTCATCGGAGAACTTCTTCTCCTGCGCCCTCGCCTCGTCGCGCTCGGCCTTCAGGCGGTCGATCTCGCGCTGCTGCTCGAGCAGCTTCGCCGTGAGAGGGCCAAGGTCGGCGTTGCATCGTTCGTCGCTCATGTTGCTACCTTTCAAAATCCCGGCTGGGATTCGTACATGCTGCCGCCCATGATCTCAAGGTCGTGCAGGACACGGGCGGCCATGACCTGCGCGGTGACTGCGTCGATGTTGCTCGTGCTGCGC